CACCGCTGCGTGCCGAAGGTGCTCGACGACGGCACGGCGAAGGACCAGGACCAGGCGGTCGCGATCTGCATGAACATGTGGCGCGAGGCGGAGAAGAGCACCGCTGATCGCGAGCGCAAGGCTGTACCTGGCGCCCATTCGCTCTACCGCTGATGCCGTCCGCCCCGAAAATCGGCGACCTCCGCGAACGCATCGCGCTGCAGCGTGAGAGCCGCAGTCGCGACCGCGCCGGCGGTTTCGTGACGAGCTGGCTCACCGTAGCCACCGTCTGGGCGCGCGTCTCGCCCATGAGCACGGGCGAGCGCTTCATGCGCAGCCAGATGCAGGCCGCGGCGTCGTGGCGCGTCACCATCCGCTACCGCGATGACCTTTCGCTCTCGCCGAGCGGGTTCCGGGTCGCGTGGCGTGGCCGCGCCTTCGATGTGCGCGGCATCGAGAATGGCGACGAGCAGCAGCGTTTCCTGGATCTGGCCTGTGACGAAATCCAGGTCGCTCCGGTCGCGGTTCCGAGCATGGCAGGCCAGCCTCTCGGGCTGCTGCTGGCCATAACCAGGGCGGTATCCCCGAACACGGCGGGCCAGCCCACCGGGCTTCTACTCCTCATAACCAAGGCAGTCTGACATGGCCGACAACCTGAGCGTAACACCCGGCAGTGGCGCCACGGTCGCCGCCGATATGATTGACGGCGTGCTCTACCAGCGCATCAAATCAACATTGGGAGCGGACGGGAGCGCGGCGGACCCGCTCGGCGGCGCCGGCAATGTGGCGGCCGGCGTCCAGCGCATGACGCTCGCCAATGATGACGTGCTCGTCGCTCTCCTGGCCGCGCTCATCGGCGAGGTTCAGGCGAGCCCGACCTCCAACACGGTGCTGGACCGGCTCAAGACGGTCGCCACGAGCCTCACTACGCTCAACGCCAATGACTTTGCGACCGAGGCCAAGCAGGACACTATCATCACGGCGCTTGGCTCGATCCTGTCGAGCACCGTGCTCGCCGCTGGCAGCAGCATCATCGGCGCCACCAAGGATGCCGGCCCGAACTGGACGACGGTATGGGGCGTCTCGGGCGCTCCGTTCACCTCTTCCGATCAGCACAGCGCTGCCGCGTCGGTCACGGACGCCCCAACCGGCGGCCAGAAGATCGTGCTCGACGATGTCGTGATCTCCGTCGACACCGCCATGTCGGCCACGCTGAAGTGCGAGACCTCCGGCGCCGTCATCATGGGCCCGGTCTATCTGCCGGCCAATGGCACCTTCGTATGGACGTCGCGCGGCAAGGGCAAGAAACTCGCGACTGCTGATAAGAAACTTCAGGTCATCACGTCGGTCGCCGGAAATATTTCTGTGGATGCCGGCTATCACAGCGAGGCGTGAGGCCATGCCGTTCTGCATTGCCCCGGTGGTCGCGGCGGCCAGTCAACTCGCCCGCAGCAGCGGCTTCACGCCGCGCTCTCTCGACCCGGTTGCGTGGTGGAAGCTCGACGACGGCTCCGGCGCGACGGCCACCGACTCAAGCGGCAACGGCTACGACCTTGCACTCACCGGCACCCCAACTTGGCTTGGGGGCGGCGGGTTGCACTTCAACGCGGCGATCCCACAATATGGCCAGTCCACAGCCGCTGGTCTCATTGCGGCTGTGGCAGGACTTTCCGCGTACACTATATCATTCTGGGCGCGCGCGTCTGCGTACGCGGAAAATTCTGCCGCGTTCAGTGTCGATAATGGCGGCTCCGGCACCGCGTCGCTGATCCTCTACGCCTATGACAACTTCAACGGCAACGGGTTCCGCTCGTACCTGCATACAGGCGTGAGCGACGTCGGCATTGACCAGAATTCCGGCGCTGCCGCGACCGATACTTGGAACCACTATCTCCTTCTGCAGCGCGGCGCTGCGGACCGCGAGCAGTACGTCAACAACGTCTCCGTCGGCACCTCCTCTGGCAGTTCCAATCTGCCGACACCGCTCACCTCCGTGAGAGTAGGCGGTTGGGCTGGTGGGCAATTCTTCACGGGCGATATGCGCGAGGTGGTGCTCCTCGATCGGGCAGCCACCGACGGTGAGCGGTCCTCACTGGCGGCGTACTTCCCGCCCGCATGAGGCGCCTCGGCGAGGACTGAAATGAGGATCTCCATCACCGCCCGCAGCGTGGTCGACTTCGACGCCCTGGCGCGTGCCCAGCAGGACGCCGTCGAGGAGGCGGTCCGCGCCGGCACCGTCATGGTCGCCAACGATGCCAAGCGCGCGGTGGCGCAGGGACCGAAGACGGGCCGGGTCTACAACCGCCACGGCGTCGAGCACCAGGCGAGCGCGCCGGGCGAGCCTCCGGCGACCGACACCGGCAGGCTGATCGGTTCGATCGTGACGGATGTGGAGCCCAATGGACCCGGCAACACTGGACCCGTCGGCGCCGTCGAGGCGCGCGTCGAGTACGCGGCGTGGCTAGAGTTCGGCACGCGCAGAATAGCACCGCGGCCGTTCCTGCGGCCGGCTCTGGAGCGCAACATGCCGCGCATCAGGGAGATGATCCAGCACGCCGTTGCGACGGCGGCGCAGAGCTTCGTGAGGAGAGCCACCCGTGGCTGACCGCACCGCGGACCTGTTCGCCGCCGTCTTCGCGGCACTGGACGGCAACGCCGCGCTCGTCGCGCTCGTGGGCCAGGACAGCGACGGCTTCAATCGCATCTACACGACGCCGCCACAGGGCGCCGTTGCGCCCTACGTGGTGATCGGCGAGCAGACGGCCAGCGATTACGGGTCCAGTGCCGGCGACGCACAGACGCATTCGCTTACGCTCCATGTCTGGACCGACGGCAGTTCGGCGGCGCAATCCTGCCTCACGATCATGGCGGCGCTGCGCGACGTGCTGCACGGGGCCGATCTCGCGCTGAGCACCGGCCACCTCGTTTATCTGCGGCAGGAATGGAGCGAGACCATGCAGGACCCGGACGGGGTCTCGCAGCACGGCATCATGCGCTACAGGGCGCTCACGGAGAACTAGGAGAGCAGGATGGCAGACATTTCACAGACCGCGGCGAGCGTCGCGCCTGGCAATGGCGCGAAGATCGACTACACGAAACTTGGCGGAGCCACCATGACGGCTGGCATGCCCGTCTACATCGACCCGTCGGACGGCAAGGCCAAGAAGGCCGACAACAATGTGTCGGCGACACTGGCCAATGTCTACGGCATCCTGCTGAACGGTTGCTCCGATGGTCAGCCGTGCGCCATCCAGACCGAGGGCGACATCAACCTCGGGGCCACGCTGACGGTCGGGGAGACCTACATCCTCAGTGCCAATGCGGGCGCTATCGCTCCCGTCGGGGATGTCTCGACCAATTTCGTCACCATCCTGGGTGTAGCCCGCACGGCTGCGATCATGCAGCTCAAGATCAACCCCACCGGCATCCAGCACGCCTAAACGCTATCGGAAATGCCGATAATCTATCGGCGTTCTCGATATCAGATTTTCCGATAGGAGAGCAGCATGGCCAAGCAGAAGGGCAGCGACATGCTGCTCAAACTGGACACCACCGGGTCCAGCAATTGGGTCGTTGTCGGCGGCATCCAGAACCCGCGCATTCAGATCCGCATCGGGGAGGCGGATGTCACCAATCAGGGCTCGGCGAGCAAGTTCCGCGAGTTGCTGGAGGGCGCAGGCATCAAGCAGGTGACCATCTCTGGCAGCGGCACGCTCGACACCGCGGCGCCGAACTCGACGCTCATCGCTCTGGTGCTCGCAGGCACCATCCGCGCTTGGCAGTGCATCATACCCGGCGAGGGAACCTACCAGGGATCGTTCCAAGTAACGCAGTACAACCGCCAGGGCCAGCACGATCGGGACGTGGAGTTCGACATCACGCTCGAGTCGGCCGGCGCGATCAGCTTCACCTGAGGGTAACCATGGCGAATGATCTGCGCGGCAGCGTCACCATTGCCATCGACGGCGAGTCCTATGAGGTGGGCCTGTCGATCGGCACGATGATGGAGCTCGCCACAGCCTGGGACACCGATGACTACGCCGTGCTCAACGAACGGCTCCAGAAGATGGCCCCGCGCGATGTGCCTGTTATTCTCAATGCGCTGCTGGCCGGCAACGGCCATGCCGTGAGCGAGACAGCAATCCGCCGCGTCGCTCCCGATGCATTCTACGGCACCATGCGGCAGATCTTCGAGCTTGCCGCGAAGCGGGCGAAGGCGAGCGGCGCTGAGGTCGCCGACGCAAACCCTCCGGAGCGCCGCCGTCGATCCGGGAGTTCGTCCGCAGCGCCATCGGGTTCCTGACAGGCGTGCTGCACTACCAACCAGCGGTGGCCTGGCGCGTTACGCTCTCGGAATACGACATGGCGATTGCTGGGCACAACCAGTTCCACGGCGGCGGCAAGATAGCCGCAGCGGTCGACCACGACCGCATGCGGCGCTTCATTGAAGAGACGAAGGAGCAGTACCCGGACAATCTGGCCTGAGGCAGATAGGGCAAAAACGATGAGCGAGATGGAGCACAAGTACAACCACGAGCACGACCACAGCAACGGCCAGTTCACCGGCTCCGGCAGTTCGCGCGACGACCTGCAGGGCCGCATCGACGCCGCCGTTGCGCAGAGCAAGGAACCCGGCCAGGCCGCCAACGCGGTGAGCCGACTGCAGGACGTGAGCCGCGACGCTACCGGCGCCGGCCATCACGACATCGCGCAGCGCGCCAACAGCGAGGCCGAGCGTCTCCTGTCCCACATGCGCGCCCACGGCAAGTCTGTGCCAGGCGCCCATTCGCTCTACCGCTGAGCCTGCTCTCTACAGGTAGCTGATCCATGCCCATCACTGACGGCATCCGCTATACGATCGAGGGCGACGAGAGCTCGCTGCTCGAAGCGTTTAAGCGCGCGCAGAAAGCCGCGGAACAGACTGCGCAGGCGATGGCGCGATCGTTCTCGGCCGCGACCTCCAGCATCGCGCAGGCAATTGAGGCCATCGCCAGCCCTTTCAGCGGCGTGAGCGCGGTGATCGGGTCGGCGCTGTCAGGACTCCAGCGCGAGGCGCAGTCGGCGGCGCAGGCCGCAAGCCGTGGCACCGGCCGCGATGCTGCCAAAGAGTTCCAGGAAGCCCTCGCCGCGCTGAGCGCCAACGTCGGCGCGGTGACGGGGTGGCTTGCCAGGGCCGCGACGGAAACGACCGCCTTTGCCGCCGCCATGCACACCGCGACAGACGCCGCGCGTGCCTTCAGCGGGCTGGCCGCGCGCGCACTGCCGGCGGAGCGCATGAACCCGGAGCAGCTGGACGCGGAAATCGCGCGCGTGCAGGGCCAGATCGCCGACCTCCGAGTGCAGCGCGGCCGGAACCTCGGGCCGCAGCAGGTCGGGGAGTTCGGCGAGCTTGGCGCCGCGCTCGGCGAGACCGATACCAAGCGCATCGATCAGCAGATCGCCGAATTGCAAATCCGGCTGCAGCGGCTGGCCGGGCTCGGGGAGCGCTGGGCCATGATTGGCGGCAACTGGCAGACGACGGTGACCAACGACGTCGAGCAGAAGCAGATCGATCTTTTCGAGCATCTGACGGAGCGGCTGGACCAGCGCCTCGGCGAGATCCAGGCGCGCGGCGGGCGCTTCACCGCGACGCCGGGCGAGATTGAGCAGCAGCGTTTCCAGGTGCAAGCGTTCGCCGAAGCGCAGCGACTCGGCATCGACATCACGCCGGAGAAGCAGGTCGACCTGCAGGACATGGCCAAGGCCGCCGGCGCGGCGGCTCAGGCCGCGGCCGAGGCGCAGATCAAATTCCAGGAGCTCCGCGCCATCGGCAGCGACGTGGCCTCGTCGCTTTCCTCCGTGTTCAACAAGTTTCTGGACGGCCAGAAGGTCGGATGGGGTGACTTCCTCCGAGGGCTGGCCAAGCAGCTGGCGAACACGGAGCTTCGTCAGCTCATGGGGGTCGTGTTCGGGAACACGGCGAACCCGCTCGGCGTCTTTTCCGGGCTGATCCCAGGGCGCGCCGAGGGTGGGGCTGTGTCGGCTGGAGCGCCATACTGGGTGGGCGAGAAAGGCATGCCTGAGCTGTTCGTTCCGCGTACATCGGGGACCATCGTCCCGCCCGGCGCGATGGGTGGCGGCTCGACCACGATCCGCATGTCGATCGATCTCAAAGGCGCGAATGGAGACGAGACCATCCGGCGCATCGCCGGACAAACTGCCGCGCAGGCAGCCGTGGCGGCGGTGCAGCAGGCCAATGCGGGCTATGCCGCGCGGGGGCGACAACTGCAGATGCTGGGGGCATGACGCGTGAACTTCTACCCCTCGATCATCTACTGGCCGCGCATCCTGCAGCGCGACCGCCGCTGGACCTGGGAGTTGCAGGCCAAGACGCTCTCGGGCGGGCGGTCGCTCTCCGGCCTGATGCCGACCGCGCGCCTCGATGGCGGCGGCATGTGGATGGCGAACCTGGAGGACGTGCAAGTCTCCGCGGCCGATCAGGTCCGCGCCTGGCGCGCGCTGGCGGCCCGCCTCGATGGCGGCGCCACGCCGATCGCGGTCGAGGCGCGCGATGAGCGTTTCGCGCCGTGGCCGGTGGTCGCCGGCGCGCAGATAGTCGATCAGTATGAGGCGGCGAACGATGACGGCAGCACGCCGTCGGACCAGTCCACCTACGTCTCCGACGTGATCCAGGCCCAGGTCAAGACGGCGGCGGCGCTGCGCGCGACGAGCCTGGAACTGATCCTCGAGAACGCCTCGGCGCTTCGCG